GTTCTCCTGCGCAATCTGCATCTCGCGGCCCGCGATCATGGCATTGACTTCTTGCATTGTCAGCGGCGAGCCAGTGAACGGATCCACCCCACCGGCTGCTGCGCGTGCGCGTGCGGTTGCCGCCAGGCGCTGCTGTCGCTCAAACACCTGCAAGGCCTGCCGGTTGTACTGCAATGCGTTCTGCCGACCCTGCAACTCGGCTTGCCTGGCCTGCATGCGCTGCGCCGCGGCCTGGGCCTGCGCGGCCTGCATCTGGCCGACAGCCGAAACAACAGTCCCAATAGCCTGCAATGCAGCAAGGAATCCCATCAGGTGCCTCCGTACAGATTGACCTTGTACTCAAGGCCGAGCAGCGTCATTTTCAGCGGCAGCGTCTGCGTGACCGTGATCTGCGCCGTCTCACTCCAACCCAGGATGCCACCCACCTGCTTGATGCCGGTGAACGGAATCACAGGCGCATCCAGCACCAGCGTGTTGAAGGCGCGGATCGGCACCAGGTTGTTGTTGACCACCATGTGCTGCGTCTCGTACAGGATCGCGTTGACCTCGACAATGCGCTTCTTGAACGAGACACGCACACCAGACTGCAACCTCGGCTCGACCGGCATGGTCTTCACCGTCACACCGAACGGCAGGCCGACCTCCCAATCATTGACGCTGGGCCGGTCGAAAGTCACTACCCCAGCGCTGCTGACCACCTCATCAGGTTGGACCGATCCATCCAAGATGACATTCAGCGTTTTGCCGATGTGAGGCAAGCCAGTTGCATTCGGCGCGAACGTGCCCTTGAACCCGCAATCCGTGAAGTAGGTGTTGTCGAAGATCTCCACGAAGTAGCGGTTGACGCTATTGAACGTGCGCTTGACGACGACATAGATGCTGCTGATGTCGACGCCGACGTCCACGAACTGGCCATCCGTGGTGAACCGGCTCGGGGCCACCACGTTCTGTTGGCGCAGCAGAGAGTAGACCGCGAACGTGCCATCCTCGTTCAGCACCAGCAGGGTATCCGTCTCCTCGGTGCTGGTCGCCTTGCGCAGCGCCATCTCGATCGGGCCGGTCAGCAGGTGGCTGGACAACAGGCTGATGCTGGTGCTGACGTAGGCCTGCGTGGTGTCTGAGAACAGGAACTCGTTGAGCGCCTTGCCCTGCCGCTGGATGTACAGCGTCCCGCTTTGCAACGGCTGCACACGGATGCCGGTGCGGCTTCCGTTGCGGCTGATCATCCGGGCGAAGAAGTTCGCAGGGGTGATCGGCTCCAGGCCCTGCTGCGGCACATAAAACTCGCCGCCCACCGTGAAGATCTGCAAGTCACGCGCCGAGGTGATGTCGGTGATCGCGTTCAGACTGTTGGTGTCCAGCGTCGCCTCGACCGCATCATCATCGTAGGCCTGGTCAGGCAGGAAGTCGAAGAATTGCCCGACCTTGCTGCCCCAGATGGTGCTGGGCCTGGACTTGCTGCCACCGAAGTACAGGCGACCTTCATGGAACGTTGCAGTGCGCGGCCATCCTCGAGTGCTCGACCAGACGTCCTCGTAACCCGCTTCGATCTCCCATGAGCCAGCAGAGATGGTCTGAGTGTCGAAGAACGGCACCTCGGTCACCACCCGCACGCTGACGGGGGATTCGTACTCCACTATGCGGCCGCGGCCTTGCGGCGAGGCAACGACGTACTGGCCGACAGAAGTGGTGTCGAAAACCCCTACACGGTAGGTGCTGGTGTTGTCGGGATTGGTTGCCCAGGCAGAGGCGACCGTGGCCACCTTGGTCGAACCCACATAGTCCGTGATGCGCCGCACTTGGCCAGACCCGGTGCCGCCAGTGATGCGCACCAACATCCCGTTGTAGAAGTCATCCGTCGCAGACTCGCCAGATGCCAGCGTGACTGTCGTTGCCGCGCCGGCCTGCGCCGTATCCTCGTATCCACTCAGGATGCGATAGGTGCTGGTGCTGTCAGGATTCGTCACCCAGCCACCGCTGATCGTGGCGATCTTGGACGAACTCACATAGTCAACGATCCGCGCCCACTGGTTGCTGCCCGTGCCACCCGTGATCTCAACGACCATGCCGTTGTAGAAGTCATCGGCATTGGTGTCGCCAGCAGCCAGAGTGATCGTGTTGGCGCTGCCAGACTGCGCCGTGTCCGATGCCTGCTGCTTGCCGTAGCTGGCCAGCAGGTAGACGCTGCCAGACGATGCATCCGGGCGTAGAGTGCCAGGCGGCGAGTAGGTCACCGCCGTGAATGCGTACTTGGGCTTGCTGGCGAACGGCAAGGCACCCACCGTCCATGAGGCATCATTCGCGCCACGCACGATGCGCTGCGTCTCCAGATCCTCATGCGTGATGATCAGCGTGTCTGCGCTCTGCGTCCATGTCATCGTGGACAGGATGGACGAAGTGATCGCCGCAATGGCCAGGAAGTCATTGCTGCTGCCGTTGATGTTGGTGATCAGCGCACCGCCCTTGAAGACGTACATGCGGCCGGTGGTGAACACCAACATGTAGCTGTCGGTGACGCTGAATTCGAACGGCACCATGCGCGTGCCAAGCGATGGATTCGCAGCGGTCGGCAGCTCAAAGACATGCTTCAGACCAGCGCGACGCTTGACGCCGCCCTGCGGCTGCACCAGCACATTCGTCAGCGTCTCGGCTGCGTTCTGGTACTGGTTCAGATCGACACGCGCCTTCAACAGCGGATCAATCTCACCGCTGCTGAAGTTGGTCTGGATCGTGACGATGCGCATCAGAACCTCACAGCAGTCAGCGTGAAGTCTTCAAAGCTGGGCGTGGTGTTGCCCTGGCCGTCGATCACCATCGCCGTGCGCATGTAGCCACCGCGGTTGTTCTCTGCCGGGCTTCCGACAGCCACGCTCTGCCAGTACGCAGCCTTGCTTTCCTGATCGGTCACAGGCGCAGCCAGGTGCCAGGCCATCATGTACTTCATCAGTTGCACGAAGTAGGCCGGCCACGCTGACTCAAGCGGCGAGAACTGATAGTCAACAACGATCGTCTCTTGGTTCGTCAGCAGCTTGTCACCCTGGATCTCCCATTCGACAAACGTGCCAGCACCAATCGCAGTGCTGTTGAAGACCCGTCTGATCGGGCCAATGCGGTCAGATGGCAGGACGTACTCGTACTTCCACTCGTTGACCGGGGTGTTGATCGTGCGTGCCAACTGGATCTTCTTGAACGAGAAGGTCCAGGGGTAGGCCAGCAGCGTGCTGTCCTTGATGTTGGGATACAGCCGGTCGCAGATGTTCGACTCGTCTGTGCCCTCGTTGAAGGACGAGATGGGCCGAGCGCCCAGCATCAGCAAGGCATCGGAACAGATGCTCAGAGAAGTATCACCTGCTGCCATAGGACACCTTGAACATTTCCGAGATTGAACCGCAGCGCGGCATCCACATTACCGAGCCTGAGAATGTGCGCTTGAAGAACTCATACCATGCATCGTAAGAAGCACGCCTGTTGATGTGCAGCTCGACACCATTGTGCCGCGAAGACCCATTGTGGACCGTCAGCAGAACGTAGCGCTTGGCCACACGCTCCAACTCGCGGCACACTGTTTCGGTATCCTCTGGCAGCAAATGTTCCATTACATCGAACATGGTGACAACATCGAACGATCCATCACTATGAGGGATAGCATGTGCGAACCCTTGATCGACGCCTGGCACGCACAGATACGGCACCACCTCGAGGCCGCGCACCGGGCTGAATCCCATATCAGCCGCCATCCGCATGGTCTCGCCACGGCCGCACCCGACATCCAGTAGCGAGCCTTTGGGCAAAGCACTCAGCGCCAGCTCGGCGTGATACCTGCGGGCATCACCCATGCGGTAGGTCGATGAACGGTATGCATTGACGTACTTCGCCACCTCAGATGCGCGGGCCTGTTCAAGCATTCGGCATCCCCAGGATTCCAGCAGTTGCACCAGACATCGAGAAGATGCCCTCCGTCTTGCCATTGGCTTTGTGCGTGCGCAGATGACCGAGCCAGCCTTCGACCTGGTGGTCTTGCGCGAAGTCACGCCCAAACTTTGGCGTTGATGCGTAGCCATCGGCATACGTCATCAGCTTGACGTTGAGCGGCACACCAGCCATGATCACCTCGTCATAGCCCATGCCGTGCTTGGCCCACAGTGCGCCAGCAATCCCGCTCGAGCCACAGACCCAGGTCAGGCTGGGCCACTCGTAGTCCACCAGCTCCCACCTGCTGTCGGGCACCGGCAAGAGCCACATGCCAGCGCCGTTGCTGTACTTGCGCGGCCTGGCGTGGACAAACACCTGCTGCTTGGCA